TCTCAATTTGTAAGTTACTAACAAAGCAACCCTCTCAAACGCGCCTCCTTTACCACCCAGCGCCTCGTTCTGGGATGCCAGGAGCAAGCTCAACTGACACCCCTCCCGCAGCTGCCCACCCGGCGCAAACCCGAAGGTCTGCGCCAAGTAGGTTTGTTACACTGTTTCTGGGCAAGCACATTCTAGCATAAGCGGTCTCATCCCGACCACTAAGCTCGCGTCGCAGAAGGCCATGCAATGGCCCGAGACCCTACGGACTAGTCTTTCATCTCAACGGGTAGCCTTTACCTCCGGCATTTCTTGAGAACCCGACAACAATCTAGCCAAGTGCAGTCTCAACCTCCTCCATTGGCGCCACGTACCATAACGGGGAGGGAGACTTATCAGCATCAAGATCCTTGATATACTGCTGAAGCTCACCAGTGGGATCGTTGTTGAACCACTGGGAGCGCACTATCCACTGCAAAACGTCCGGCCAAGCCGGATTGTCCCTCATCAACACAGCAAACTGAAGTAAAGCGGCTAACTTACCCTCAGCTATATGCATTAACCTATAGAGACTCTTGGGCCATCCAGTGTACACCATTGCTCCGGACTCGCAGAAAACATGCGAGCAGAAGTCGGCAAAGGGCTGTTCAATCGACAGTTCCCTCACAGGCATACGCAGATGCCGAATGATGTCATCGCCATCGCGCGGCTCAACGCTAGCATAAAGCTTGCGAAGCTCAGATGGTTCGCTCAAGGTCCCCTTAATCGGATGACCGAGCTCTTCCATACGCGAATCATTAACACCATCGTCAACACAATCGTCTCCCATAGCAACAACCGCTGACGCTCCAGACATCCAGGACGCATAAACTCGAATCCAGCTATTGCCAGATGAGGTATTGTACGAACCGGACTTCTGTATCCCGGGCACGCTCTGTGCATACATGGTACCATTCGATAGCGACAGAACGGATCGCGACAGCGCCATAGCCCTAACTATGAGGGCCCTGGCATGCTCTGGGCTCGCTTTCAAGAAGAAAGCGCGCCTTTGAGCGTCAGCGATCAGCTCCATGTCGGTCACCGACCAATCCCATCCACTCACGTCAGTAGAGTGCGGATTAGGCACCCTCCGGAGTTTCTCAACCAGGGTCTCAGCCGTTGCGCCCGCCAGACTTTGTCCGGGGCACACAGGCAAGTCCGCCCACACCGCAATCTC